CGTACATGTAGCCAGTCTGACTACGCCAACCTTCCTGCTCCATACTGTATGTATCCAGGAGCATGTGATCCACTTGGAAGCCTATCCTCGTGCTAGTGTTGACAGTAAAGTCTTTTTGTGATAGAATATTGTTAGAGAAATAAGGAGATATTTATGATTAATTATCAAGACATTAGATGGGCCACGGCAGAAGATAAACAAAATAAAACAGAAAATAATATTAAGCCAATGGCTATAGCGTATGTAATAAATGATGAAGTTGTTCATACTGATACTGTTGATTTTTCTGTAGGTTCAATTCTTTGTTCTGCAGATAGTTTTACTGAAAACAGTGTTGACGAAACAAATAATTTATATACATTAAATATTATTAAAAATAATGAAGTTGTTGATATCCTTGTATGTGATGAGATGATATATTCAATTTTGCTTTCAAATGCAAAAGTTCTTGATATTGACGATGGTCATGAATACGCTAGGCTTGTCTCTGTGGGATGGAAGTTTTTAGATGATACATTTAAACTACCAGGACAATACGAATGAATAAGTGGGAAGAATATAAAAGTAAACAAGACAATCAACAGCGACAGGTCCGTCCCTGGGATCTTGTTAATCCAAATACTGAATGGGCAAGTGAAGAAAAAGCAGCCGAAAGATATAGTCTTTGCAAAAGTTGTCCAGAGTTAATAAAACTAACAACACAATGTAAAAAGTGTGGTTGTTTTATGAAAGCAAAAACAAAACTTGAAAAGGCTTTTTGTCCGATAGGAAAATGGTAAATGATAAAAAAAGAAATTGCTCCAGGTATAGTTGTTTATTCTGACCTAATTGATGGACATGAGAATTTGGTAAATGATATAGAAGAAGGGATTACGTCTTCTGGCATTGAGTGGTTTTCTGCAACAGTTATTGGCGGGGTAGATACAAAAGTAAGAAATACAAGTTCTATATCTATTCCGTTTATTAATGGTATAGACGAAGAGTATTCAACACTTATAGATGCGTTTCATAAAAATATTGCTAACCTATTTTATACTACTTTAGTCGTTGCAGAAAAAGAATATATGGCTAGTTATGGAGTTTATTTTTCTGATCACGATAATTATCAAATTTTAAAATATGGCAAAGGTCAATATTTTACAAACCACATAGATGATCATCCACAATATCATAGAAGACTTTCTAGTGTTTACTACTTAAACGATAACTATGTTGGAGGAGAAATAAACTTTCCAAGATTTGAAATATCATACAAACCTAAAGCAAATGAAATGATAATTTTTCCATCAACATATGTATACAATCATTCAGTTTCAGAAGTTACTGATGGAACAAGATATGCTGTAGCAAGTTGGATAAAATGAAAAAACCTAAAATTTTAAAAAACATATTAAATGAACAAGACTATCAAACTCTATTATTGTCTGTAAAAAATCCAAAAAGATTTGAGTATGCTTCTGGATTTGGAAGGTATTATGTTTCAGATAACCAACTTTTAATACTTAAAAAAATATTAAATGATTTGACTATTGATGCAAGAAAAACATTTAATAGCAAAACTCTGCTACCGACATATGCACTGTTTGCACACTATGAAGGAGAAGAGGCAAGTTTATATAAACATAAAGATGATAATGCTTGTACATATACAATAGACATGTGTGTTTATCAAAATGAGCCGTGGGATTTGTGGGTAGATAATAGAAATTATACTTTACACCCAAATCAAGCACTTGCTTATTACGGAAATGACCAATTACATTGGAGAGAAAAGTTTCCAAATCCAGAAAATAATTATGTTGCTATGATATTCTTTCATTTTGCAGAGCCAGACCACTGGTATTTTACTAAAGGACCAGAATATTTGCGTGTAGTTAGAGGAGAAATAACAGAAGAACAATGGGAGAAAAGTAAAAAATGAAAAATGCAATAGTATATTCTTTTCATGTAAGATCAGGAAAGGTTGAAGATCTTCTTTGTTATAAACAATTAAGATATTCAATTGATACATTAAGAAAATTTAATACAAATATTCCAGTGTATGTGCACATATCTCCATCAAGTATTGATACTTCCAATATAGTATTTGATGACAACACTAGCATTGTTAAGTTTGATGTTGATAATGATGGAGGTTGGCCAGATGATTGGGTTAATTTTGGTTATTTAGAGTTTTTGAAACATAGATGGGAAAATGCAATAAATTCAATACACACAAATAATCTGGATAGCATACTTTATATGGACACGGATACAGTGTTTCATGCAGATCCAGAAATTTTGTTTGAAAAGTATGATGGAACTAGTTGTGTTTGGGCAAGACCAGATAACAGTATTGATCTTATGAAAAAGGTTGAGGTTTGGCCAGGGATGAATGATGGTCAATTTATATTAAATAAGAGTCTTGCTAACCAAGGCATACTTAAGCATATGAAGTTTTATGTAAATCATATATTGTCAAAACATAAGGATAAACTTACAGAAAAAGAGTACTCAGACTTAGGCTGGGTTTCTACTCAGTATGCAGTTTGGGATTATTTCCAAAATATAAATAGTCCAGTAAAGTATTTTGATGAAAATGAGGTTATGCTTCATACAGAGCCAGAAGAAAAGAATACAGACAAATTGGTTATTCATCATTATTATACTGGTAATACCTCAAAGTTTCTTCCAAAGGAATATATGTGAAAGTTCTAATAACTGGTGTTGCTGGATTTATGGGCAGCCATCTTGCAGATGCGTTCATTAATCGTGGACACCAAGTTGTTGGAATTGATAATTTAGTAGGCGGATATCGTAAAAACGTTCCAGGTTTAGTTGAGTTTTATCAAAAAGATCTTGGTGATTTTGATTTAGTTCAAGAGCACTTTAACGGTGTTGATCTTGTTGTTAATACAGCATGTACAGCATACGAAGGCTTGTCAGTATTTAGTCCATCTTTAGTAACTAGAAATACTTCACATATAACTACTGTTGCTTTAAGTGCATCAATTAAGCATAATGTTAAAAAGTTTGTTCACATGTCTTCTATGGCCAGATATGGAGCACAAGATATAGTTCCTTTTACAGAAGATATGGTTCCAAAGCCACAAGATCCTTATGGAATTGCAAAATATACAACAGAACTTTTAATTAAAAATTTATGTGATACCCATGATATGAAATATGTAATTTTAGTACCACATAATATTGTTGGTCCTCGCCAAAAATATGATGATCCATTCAGAAATGTGGCCTCTATCATGATTAACAGAATGTTATCTGGAAAGCAGCCAATTATTTATGGAGATGGTTCTCAGATGAGGTGCTTTTCGTCTATACAAGATGTTATAAATCCATTAATTGTTGCTTGTGAAAATGATATAGCCAACGGCAGAGTAATAAATATTGGACCAGACGAAGAGTTTATATCAATTAATCAACTTGCTGTCAAAATTGCTAAAATACTTAATTTTAAATTAGATCCAATATATATGCCTGGAAGACCCCAAGAAGTATTGAATGCAAACTGCTCAGCAAACCTTGCTAGAGAAATATTAGGGTATAAAACAACGCAGACATTAGATTCCTGCCTTGAAGATCTTTGTAGTTGGATTAAATCAGAAGGCCCCAAAGAGTTTTCATACCACCTGCCCTTGGAGTTTGTAACAAACAAAACCCCAAGGACATGGGTAGATAAAATAATATAGAATTATTTATTTAGGAAATTTGGTCATCCAGTATCTAGTCTTTGGGGTAATACCCTTCCAAGAAGACCAGTCTTCACCGCCATTTGTCATATAGTATGCGATCTCCGCATTCTTGACGGGATTGAATAACTCAGCATTTGAGTCAAGATCAAACTTGGTTCTACGATCAGGACCAAGATCGTCTATCATATTTATTTGAAACATCCCATAGGATGAGTCTCCAGTCTTATGGTTGCCATTGAATGCCAGCGGTCTACCATTAGACTCCTTTTTTGCTACTGCCCAGGCAACAACAAGGTCTCTACCCTTGAAGCCAACCAGAGAAAGCAGTTCCTTTAGTTCTAAGTCTGTAAGAGAAGTTTTATTTTCAAAACTCTCCAATTTTTTTGCCTTAGAAACCAAAAAAACCTCTTTCGAGGTAGTCTTTTCAGTCTGAGCCTGTTCCAGGCTAAGATTGTTTTTAGTATCAAGATCTATAGAAGCATTAGCAGTATTTGTAAAAACGCTAACTAATGCCACGATACTGAGTGTGCTAATGATCTCTTTGTTTCTTTCGATAAATTTAATCATAGTTTCCTCCTTAGAAAACAATAACACCTTGGTAGGTGTTACTAACAAGTATAACACAAAATTTATGTAAAAGTCAACTTTATAGGGTGGTATAATAAAGATTATGCCTAGTCAGTCATCTAATTATCCTAGTATGAAGTATCCTATTGCGTCTGATCCAGTTAACGTACACGGAGACTTTAAAGTATTAGTTGATGCTTTAAATGATATTTTGCCACCATTAGGAATGACAAGCGTTTCTTCTCCTGTAAGAAATGCAAGTTCTTCTGTTTCGTTACCTGCAGGAACACCAGTGTTTATTTCTGGAAGCACTTCTCATGATGGAAAATTAAAACCTCTTGTACAAAAATATAATCCATCAAGTCCTGATCACAATCCAGATTTTCCTATACTTGGTTTATTGCAATCAGATATGCTGCCTTCAAGTGCTACTGGCGGTGACGGTATTGCGGTAGTTTCTGGAATTATACAAATGAATACAACATTTTTTGGTGATGTTGCCGCTGGAACAAAAATTTATGTAGATAATCTTGGAAATTTAGTCGCAGGTCGTCCAGCAACTGGTCCAGCAAGATATGTAGGGGTGCTTGCAATTAAAGCAACAAAGCCAAATGGTGGAATGATAGTTGTTCAAACAAAAGGCAATGGTACATGGGGAGCACTCAAAGACGGTTTGTCGTGATATAATAACATTATGGCTATTCAAAGAGGATCTCAAACATCATACGATATCGGCAACAAACCACCAACAGTTATTTGGACTGTAGTTCGTGGAGACACTTCTGGTTTTAAGGTTTATGTAACAGATGATGCTAAACAACCACTTGTTCTAAAAGGCGAGGGATCTGAGTGGGATATTGCAATGAAAATTAAAAGACCAAACACAAAGCCAGGAATTATTACTGATGATGCTGTGCTTGTTATGAGTATAACTCCAAGGGCAGATGAAGATGATTTAGTTGGAGAGTTCACAGTTTGGCTTACGGCAGAAGAGTCAGCACAACTTCAAACAGGAGACATCTTTGATATTCAAGTATCAGACCCAACAAGAGTATGGACAGTTTGCCAGGGTAGTATGAAGATCCTTGAAGATGTAACAGATTAATGGCAACAGCAGTAATCCTTGATAATTTAAAAAATAAGACAGAAAAAATATTTCCTATTGATTATCCAGAAATACAAATACAAGACTTTACTCGCCAATCAGTAATTAAAGAGATCTTGCCATTTAGAGTTAAGTTTACAGCACTTCAAATACAGGCTATTGGTTTGGGAAATACCCCAGCAATTCCTTTGCAGGTTATTGGGTATAGTAACTATATTCTTTAACTATATTATTAAAATACATGCTATAATCTCAGTATGGCAAAGATATCAATTCCAGGAGTTAAAAGCCTATTTCAAACAGGAGATAGACCTACTCAAGAAAACTATGAAGATTTAATCGACACCCTATCATCTCAGTCAACAGACTTAGGATCAGCGGGAAATAATGAAAATACAATCACTGGTATTGAGAACGTAACTGTAATTGATAACTTTGATGCTACAGTTTGGCGTATGGTCAAGTATATTATTTCAATATCAAAGACTACAGCAGGGGACAATAAGTTCTACGCAACTGAAATGACAATTCTCGTTGACGGTACAAATGTATCAGTCAGCGAATATGGAACAATCGACAATGATGGGAATATTGGCACCGTTAATGTCTCTCGCACTGGAAATACCGTGGCTTTGACAGTCACTCCAGATCCTGCGATCAAGCCAGTCACTGTGCGTTTTGCACGTATGGGACTTAAGGCATAAATAAAAGGAGATATAAAAAATGGCAACAGTAAATAAAGACTTTAAGATTAAGAGTGGTCTCGTCGTTGAAGGTACAACTGCTACAGTTAATGGCTATGACATTCTTACAAAAAAGCAAGACGATCAAAATTATGTCGTCAATTTAATTGGTGGTACAGCCACCTCAGCAAACGAAGCAGATAAGGTTGTAAAGCGTGATG